GCCAGACCGCGCGTCTGACGGGCTACCGTGGTGGAACCGGCATTGTTGGTGCCGTTCTGAACCAAGGCAACCTCGGCATCACGCTTCAGTTCCTTGAGCTTCTTCGCCTTCTGATAGGCGATTTCCGACTTGCGGCCAGCCTTGTCAACCACTTCCTCGGTATCGGAGATAACGAAGTTCTTCGTGCTGACCTGGCAATAGTTGCCCCAGCGAGTGGTCGGGGTGACGGCCACGAACGCAGCGACGTCATCGCCTTCCAACTGGGCGTTGTTTGCGGCGGTCGCCAAGGCGTCCGTCTGCCATTCGAAGAAGCGGGCATTTGCCTTGGACTTCTTCACAGCCGAATACACCGGGGTGTCGGTCGGGCTGATGTTGTCGATGATGTCCGAAAGATCTTCACGCTGGCCGATAGCGGCATAGGTCGTGAAGGTATTTGCAACGATAGTCATGAGACGTTCCTATTTGGATCGCGCCATGAGCAGTGCCGCAACATCGTCAAGCTTGCCCGTGCGCTTGGCACGTTTGGCAAGCTCGTCGATGCGCTTCTGCGCAGGAGCGTTTGGAGGGGTGTTTGCGTTACCTGGCTTCACCGGCTTGGGCGGTGTGGCCTCGGTTTTTACCTGCTTTTGCTTGACCGCCTGCGACCTGTCCCAAAGCATCGCCTTGTGGGCAATGAGGACGGCTCGGTGGTCGGAAAGCCCGTTCAGTTCGTCGGGGGTGTAGCCATGGGCGATAAGGGCGTTAGCGATCTCTCGCGTAGCCGCCGAACGCTTGGCTTCATCCCGCCACTCCGGCATCTTTTCCAGCAACTTCTCTTCATGTTGGCGAAGCGATTCAAGTCGCGATTTCTCGGACTCGTTCTTCTTCATCGCCTCAATGGCGGAAGCGTGGTGATTGACCTGATTGAGCAACTGGCTGCGTTGAGCCATATGCTGCTGCATGGCGACCCATGCCGCTGGGTCGGTCTGAGCGAGTTCTGCAAGTTTCGCCTGATCCCCTACAAGCTCCTGATAGAGCACGCCTGCCAGTTGATTAAGCTGGTTGATACGAGCCTCGTATTCCTGCTTAACGAACTGCTTTTCCTGCGTGATCTGCTGGGTTAGCTGTGCAGCTTCTTGCGTCTTGCGCGTGTAATCCTGTTGCCGCATGTAGCCCTTGAAGGCTTCATCTGCGGTGACTTCCAGTTCCTCACCCTGGACGGTGATCTTTCGTTTGTTAGCCAGCCATGCCGCTTCCTCGGCCTCGGCCCTTTCCTCATCCGTGCGCTCTTCAGCGTCCTCGCCCTCTTCCTGCTCAGGTTCGGCCTGCTCCTCTTCCTCGTCGAGCTCGTCCGATTTGCGGGGCGGTGCTTCACCTTCTTCGCCGAGGTCTTTCGGCTCTAGACGCTTGAGAATTTCTTCTTCCGACATTCCCTGGGGGCTATTGTCGGAGCCTTGATCGAGTTCCGTTGCCGGATTACTCATGGTGGCTTCCTTTGGGCAATAAAAAACCGCCTTTCGGCGGCTTGTTGGGGACGATGCCTTGTCCGGTGATCGCTAGGGCGAGATATCCCGACCATCGTTAAGTCGTACGCGCCAGGGTCCTCGCTCGACTGGTGCGCCTGAGCGCGTCCCAGTCCACGTAGGCTGACATTCAAATGGCACCCACACCCTGCACACGGTCAGGGGACGGATGACCGGCTCAAGCTCACTCAGAACGCCACAGAGGCCTTGCCAATTCGATGGCCCAAACGCTGGACTAGAGTCGCCGATGCCATCTGCCCCGATTCGACCAGCGACTTCAGGTGCTTCTCCACTCGGAGGGACGCTTGAAGCATCAGGAACAGCTTTTCGCGGCCTTCCGCGTCTCTTGCCGGTGAGTTTTGCCACTTTTCCGTGCACTCCTTCTGGAGCGCGGCGAAGGCTTCAACCAAAAGAGGTTCGTTGAGTAGTTGAAGAGCCTTTTCGCCACGCTGGATTTCGGCCTCAAGCAGGTCCGTCACTCGCGGTTCTCCTGATAGGCAATATCTTGGTCAGCCGTAGATGCATCCTTTGCGCCCATGGCCTTGGCGGAGGCGATCTTGGCCTCAGCGTTAATGCGAGCGACCTCGATGGCGGTGTCCTGAGACATCTGAGCCTTGATGACAGCAAGCTTGTAGTCCAGATCGGCCTTGAACTGCGCCAGCTCCTTGTCGTTCTGCATCTTCAGGCTGTCACGCTGAGCCTCCAATTGCGTCTCGGCGTGGCTCTGCTCGGCCTGGGCCTGCTGTTTCATCTGCTCGACGGCGATATCACCCTGCTGCTTCTGCGCTTGCAGCTGACCCTGCTGCTGCAATTCGGCCATCTTCGCTTGGGATTCGGCCTGTACCTTCGCCATGGCGGCGGCGTTCGGATCGGGAGCCTGCGGAGGCGGCCCTTGGGGGGGCGTGAAGTAGCGACTAACGTCCTTCTTGCCCATGGCAGCGAGAAGGTCTTCCAGCGCGTTGTAGCCGTTCTGAGGCTGCACCAGACCGTACTGCGCCGCCTGCTGCTGGATGGCGATCAGCATTTGCGCGTTCTGGATCTGCTTAGCCTTGCTCGACGTACCGATACCGATGGATACCGACATGGCGTAATTTTCTTTCCACGCCTGCGGGTCGATCTGCAACCACTCACCGTTGACGCGCATCTGGGCCTGACGGTCCGGATACTGCGTGGCGTTCTTCAGGATTAGGCGATAGATGCGGGCAATGAACGTCTCGGCCAGTACACGGGCTATCAGTTCCAAGCGCTGATCCGCCTGGTCTTGAAGCATGGCCACACCTTCCGAACCAACCTGCGACTTGGAAAGTTCCTCGCCCACTAGACCCTGTGAGAACTGGCGGATACCGGTGCGGTTGTCTCGGACGCCCGTGAAGTACTGGATCGCGGCCTGTGCCTGCGGGCCGATGTCCGTCGTGGTCAGCTCGCGGATGGCGTCCGGGCTATTTGCACGGATGAGACCGCCAGGGCGAGGGTTCAGTAAGTCGTCTAGGTTGACTTCGCCAGCGACCACCACCTTCTGAGGATTGTTGGCGAGATACAGGTTGTCGAGATACTGGCGAGTGATCGCCGTATTGATGCGCTGCAAGTCCTCGACCTGATCCCACAGGGAAAGGCCAATGAGCTTGTATGGCATGAGGTTCGGACAAGCGAGAGCAAACTCGTGGTCCTGCACGATATCGTTCTCAAACACGACGTTTCCGGCCTTGACGATGCGCCGATACTCCGAAATGCCATCGCCGTCGTAATCGACCTTGATATAGACCAATTGCAGAATGACAACCCGCTGGCTCGGATCGGCGGTATCAGCATCGTCGTCGTAGGTGTAGCTTCCGTCGTAGCTCTCGCGCTCTAACCGCTCGCCGTAGGTGTCGCCTTCGTCGTCACCCGTGGGGATCTCGGCCACCTTGTCCGGGTCGTAGCCAAGGCTGATGAGGTCGGAGACCGTGCGCGGTGTGTTCTGGCCGATGCAGCGCAGCTTATCGATCTCGCGGCTGTCCTTGGAGAACCAGATTTCCTCGGGCGGGACACCTTCGACGACGATGGTGTGCTTCTTCGTCTTGATCTTGGCCGTGACGTTGTACGTCGGCTGCTGCGTCTGGGGTTGCCCAGGCTGTCCATTAACGACCTGAACCTCCACCGGGAGAACTTCCTCGATCTCGGCGACCTCGATAGTGTCATCCGCCTGTAGGGCCTGAAGGTCAAGATCATCCAGGCCAGCGTAATGCGCCTCGCGCTCGTCCCAAGCTTCCTCGCAATACACCTTGACCACGCCCATGCGTGAGATCAGGGCGGACTTGATGGCGTCGTGCAGCACCATGAAGCCATTGTTCTTTCGGAACAGAACCCAGCCGCAGTATTCTGTAGCATCCGTCGTGTTCTTCTCGTCTTCCGGACCTTCCGGCTCGAAACGGATCACGTCATCGGCTGAACAGAACATCCGCATGAGGGACGGCATGGCTGCCTCAACCACCTCCATCAGGTCCTTAGAGACGACCTTGGACCGGCCATCGATGGCGGGGGGTGTCAGCTCATGGCTAGCCTCACCGAGGTAATAGGCCATCGCCTTGGCTCGATCCGAAGAAAGCTGGTCAGCGAATCCGATGCCGTTCTCTCGCTCGTGGTCGATGAGCGCGCACAGTTCCCCGTCCGTCATCGTCTTGGACGACGGCTTGGTCTTGCTCTCGTAGGCCATTAAGCGGTTGCCATGTCTCGATAGGTGAGCTTGCCGCCCCAGTCTTCGTTAGAAAGCTTGGGGGCGATTACATGCATATAGCGGTAGGCGTCGGCACCGTGGCTCCACTCGTCGTGGATGGGCGCACCGGGTTCGCCTGTGGTCGTCGGAACGCCACGGCGGTAACGTTTCAGGCATTCCACAAGGCGCTCGGTCAGAGCCTTGTCGAAGTACACCTGATGGAACTGGCGACGGGCGAGTCGGATGCCTTCCTCGATGGACAGCATCGGGACGATATCCACCTTCCATCCCATCTCTTGCAGGATCTCCTGCGAGGACTTGCCGGTCTTGAAGTCCTTGTTTCGGCCATCGTGCGGCAACCATAGTTTGGCGATGTTCCACTTCTTGCCCTTTAGTAGGGCCGAATAGTGGTCCAGCGTCTTGTGGCTGTTCTCGATGTACTCGATGACGCGAAGCTGGCTCAGATGCTTCTGGACGCAGATAAGCGTCATCTTGTCGTTCCAGCCCAGGTCGAAGACGACATGCACCTTTAGGCTAGAGTCGTACGGCACGACGCACACGCGACCCGCGTCCTTGGCCGCCCCAATCTCATCGGCGTAGATCGCGCCTGTGACAGCCGGCATGCACTTACCCAGCCAGACGTTCTCGTATTCGGCCTTCGATAGCGTCTTCTCAGCGTGCTGGCGCTCCTTCTCCAGCACTTCCGGGAACCATGGATTCTCGGTGTAGTTCATCTGAACGACCAGGCTGCCCGGCGGCGGCCTCTCGATGAACCGGACGTAGGTTGGATCGGTGTCTAGCTCAGGGTTAAGCGTCACCAGAATCTCTGACCCTTCCTTACGAATGGTCGGAATAAGAATTTTCCAGCTTCGGTCACTCACGCCCTGGCCTTCCTCGACCCATGCAATATCGCATCCTTCGAACGACTTAATGCTGTCAGCCGTCTGATCCGATAGGCCGGAGAACATGATCTCCGAGCCATTGACGCCTTTGATCACGGCCTGCTGCACATCGAAGTGCTGGCTAAGCCCCATGGCAGCGATCTGGTCGCCCATAAGCTTATGCACCGAGTCACGTATCGACTTCTGGACCTCGCGGCAGCACAGAATGCGTACGGGTTTCTCAGCAGCCCTGGCAATCAGGTAGCGGGCGAAACTCCATGACTTAGCCGAGCCGCGCCCTCCATGGGCAATCTTGTACCGGTAGGGCTCAAATAGCCCTTTCAGGACAGCCGGAAATTCGACTGTCATGCCTCACGCTTCGGTTCCGTGAAGCTGATGGTTAGGCCGGCAAGCAGCGGGTTGTTCGGATCACCCTGAATCTGCGTAGGCAGCACCTTGCCAAGCAAGGTCATGAAGGCGGTGGGCGAAGCTTCCGCCTGTTGGACTAGGTAAGCGACGCCGCCCTTCCTATCCAGCGCCTCAAGAATCATCTCTTTAAGCGTGGCAGTCATCTTGTTTGGGGTGCCCTTCGTTCGGCCACCCGTCTTCTTGCCCACTGCCATTCTATTTAACTCTACTTCAGACAGCCGGCGCGAAGTTGGTCGCCAGGTAATAAGACAGCGCATCCCATGTTTCGAACGACACGGACTGGCTTACCGGTGAGGTCGGCGTTTCGACAATCGCGTAGCCATTCATGGTGCGAACGACGACCACGCTGTCATTGTGAATCCACGTCGGAATACCGGTCATTGCTGATCCTTAGGTTGATTAGGTTCTTCTGACTCATCGCAAGGCATTACAGGCTCTTGCGCTGATTCGTGATTAGATCGGCTGAAGGCCCGATCCCAGTTAGATGCGAATGTCTCGCTATCCACCGAATAGGGGCGGGGCTTGGAGCCTTTGCCGCTCATGTCGATTTCCTCGGCTTCCATCGACATATCTCCTGGCCCGTCAAATCGTGGGCGAGGATCTGTCTGGCCGTCCCATCCGTGAGCACGTCCTGCTTGCTGATATAGATAGGGACGATCCAGTCACACCCGTTCTCAATCACGGGTCCAGTCGCTTTGCAGCTCGCCAAGAGGAGTACCAGCAGGAGCGCGAGCGACGCTGCCAGTAGGCGCGGGGTCCGGCATAGCCTGGAGGCTATCCATATGCGATTTAACATAGCCTGTGGCCTTTGCATGTTTGGCAGCCGTCTTTGCCTGTTTTGCTTCGACCTTGGCAACTTCAGCCTTAGTGCCTGCCGAGTGGCCCTTGAGGTAGATGGCACCGCCAGCGATGAATAGTGAAATCAAGATGGCTAGGCCGATTTCTAGTCTGGTCATCATGAGTCACCTCTACTTCGGCAAATGCCGATCACAATTGCCGCTACAATCACGAACCAGAGGACGATCACTTCGCGGCCTCTGACAGCTGCTCCGGGGTAAAGGCCAGCGGGAATGAGCCCATGGCTTGCCACATGCCGTCGCCTGTACCCATGAAACGTAGGTAGCTGATGATGGCGACCAGCTTGCCGTCGCGATTGAAGACGCCGCTTCCGGAATCGCCATAGAATCCATTGATGCCGTACAACATCGCCAGACCCTTACTAGTTGGCGATAGTCCATAGACCACGCCATCCCGATACAGGTCCGTCTCTCTGCCCGGATTACCGAAGATAAAGACACGATCAGCCTGCCGAGGCTCGCCGCCCAATGCGGCCCAGCGTTTAAACGTCAGGCCAACAATGAGGATCGTGTGGTCATTGCCATCTGAAAGGACTTGGATGACCCGTATAGGCTGCCCGTAGACCTTGAGGGTGAATGGCCAGTCAAAGCAGTGCGTGGCGCTTAGCAGAGCGTGTGGGCCGATAGCCGTACCGCTACAGGATTCGTCGCCATTAATGACCAGGTGAAGCGTGGTTTCGTGCGCCCTTTCGATAGTTTCGCGATGCTCGCTGTCGGTGACGAAGGCACAGCCCGAGACGCCCAGCAGGATAGCCAGGGCGAATTGGACGATTTTCACTGGTCAGACCACCAAAAAGTTATGCGTCTTTGAAACGTTTAAGGGTTGCGCCTGCTTCCGCCAAATTCTTAGTAAGTGTCCGGAATTATGGACGTTTTACTTGATTGATATCCGCCAATGACCGACTCATGCCTTTGCGCTGGTCACATGGGTTACTGCCGCATCCGTGACATTGCCGGCGATATATAGGCCGAGGACTAAGGCGGATTGAGATAGCCATTGCGCGGCATCGATCTTCCCGGCAATGAAGAGGCCAAGTCCCGCCAGGAAGGCGACACAGGCCAGAATGAATTTTCGACTAGCAAAGCGGGTGTCGCTCATGACTTAGCCCATAGGTCCAATACCGCCTTACCCTCACACACAGCCCGGTCATCAGCTCTACGGCGAGTCAGTCCGCGCAATACTCGACCGCCAGCCTTGTCCCAGCGCGATAGCTCAGCGCAGGCGGCCGGCCAGTTATTGGCTAGGGCGTATTTCTGGAGCGTGGATCCACAAACCACCGGCTTTCCGGCGTTGTACGTGGCATCGATCAGCGCTCCCTCGATCTGAGGAAGCTTCGGCATCGGCAGGCAGCGATTGACGTGCCCCTGAGCCGTCGCCAGATCGGCTAGCTTGAACGCCCGACACTCGGCATTCGTGTAGGTGCGCTTGGGATCTACATCGCCTGTATGGCCCTCACAGACAGTCCAGGTCTGGCCGTAAGTGTCCCAATACGGCGCGTTGATATTCGGTGCAGGTTCGTACTTCGCGACTAAGGTCCCAGCAATAGCGAGCGCAATGCTGCCAATAACCTTAGTAACCGGCTTCATGCCGAGTTCTTAGCCTTGGCTTCCCTGCGCCACTTCCAGAGCAGATGGGTAGCCTGGATTAACAGATACCCAATAGTGGCGATGAAAACCCAGTCCTGAAGCGTATACCCCGAGGCTGACACGACGCTCACCACGGCCGGGGGGAGAAGCTTGGCGCCTGCGTTACTGACTTCCTGAGTAAGATCGGTGGATTCCATCATGCATAGGCGCTCTAGGTGCTGCGGCTCATGACTTGAGCCGGCTAGGGGTGGTGAATCGGCTCAATGAGCGTCGCTGCGTACATAACCGGGACTACGCGACCTGAAGAGTCGCGCCAGCCAGCTACGGCGAATACAGAAAATGGCCCAGCCCTGGTCGCTATACGGCTTGCGATACCAGCGGGTGACGGGGTTCAACCCTTGACCTTGGCCAGCTTTGCCGTAGCGGGTTGCTTGGCTAGTGACTCCACATTCACCCACTTACCCGTATCCCGACGCAGGACGTAGAGCCCTCCATCCATCACGATGGCGGCCAAGGAGTTCGTAAATTCGAAGAACTCGACCGGATCGGCCAGAAGGACGGCTCCGTCCCCGATTTCCCGAGGCTCCGGGAGATAGAGGTCACCCTCTTCAGGTTCGTCACTCATGGCGTCAGATAGGCGTGGATTTCATCAATCAGGGACTTTACGGCCTTGATCTTGGCAATGGCTCGTTTGTCACCGGGCTTACCGAAGTGCCACCAGATCCGGCGATCACAGTCCGATAGCTTCAGGTCTAGTCCGCCAGTATCGGCGTCGATGGATACGCGAATGTATGAATCGCTATGCCTCAAGGATTCGAGGAATACCCGCTTATCCTTCATCGCGATTGCCCTCGGTTAAATGGAGCGTCCGGTGGGAATCGAACCCACTTCGTCAGCTTGGAAGGCTATCTACCGACCATCGGCGGACGCGAATAGTTGGCTCCGGGCGAACCTCGGAGCCGAGGCCGGTGGACGTGCCACTTTTCGACCCCGCATATCTAGACTAGATGCGAAATCACAATCCGCACTTCGTTCAGGTAATTCAGTCAGCAACCATTCGCTCTAACTGCCCCGCACGGCGGTAGGCGAAGTTCAGTTCGAACATGTAATCCTCCAACGCCCGATTAAGTCGCAGGAAGACATGCCGCCTAGCCTTCGCATACGTCGCGTGGTGGACGCCCAGCGCCTCGGCGGTGATGGTATAGGGTTGAAGCTGCCTGTTGTGCATGAGGACGTGTAGAGCGTCCCAGGCCACTACGCAGGCAAGCTCGTCGGAGTAGGCCGTAGGCTTCATGGATGTGGACAGGGACGCCACGGAGAAGGCCACGATCCAGCGGCGAAGACGGCTGATGAAGAGGCTATCCCCAGCGATCACCGTACGGTATAGCCACCAGTTCGGGATGCCGTTGGAATGGCTGGCGCGAACAAGGCGGTCAGCGTCGATGATCCGGCGGGTAATCGGACCGGCAAGGATTGTCTCAACATCCCTACCCCGCAGTAGCCAATCGCCCATAGCCGCGGGGATGGTGACTTCCGTGGTCATGAATGATCCGGGTTAAAGGGTGGATAAAAAGGACCCTGTGAAAGATGGAGGCAGATCTTCTTGGCCTCTTCCAAGGTATGTCCGCCGCTCACATAGAACCAATGACCCCCACCGATTTCTTGAACCCTCCATTTGTCAGGCGCCTCGGACGCAATCCGATAATTGGGCCATTGGCCGCCTTTTTCTCGCTTGAACCAATTCATGCCGCACTCCTTGCCACAGAGAATCGCTGCTTAGCGTTCCGGTACTTCCGTTGCAGATACCGGGCAAGACTCGTCCCGGTGTACCTTCGGCAGAGGTAATCCAGTGTCAGCGGCATTTCGCAGAACGTCCCGTCTCGGACCTCGTTGAGGACCACAACACCCCGCCAGTGACTATTCGCCATGCCCTTGTACGGCTCGTCATGCAGGTAGCAAGACCCGGCCACGATGCCATGACGCATCTGACCCGTGGCGTACTGTACGGAGCCTTGCAGAAGGCCCTGAACGTGGCCCTGGACGAAGGTTGTACCGATCTTGGCGAGGCGGTTGCTGATCGTGCCGCTAATCGGCTTGCCCGTATTCGGGTTAGCGAAGTAGTGGGCGTAAGTAACGCCATCGATGGTGATAGCACCCGGCGAACCATGAACGTATTCCACTACCTCCCAGCCAAGCTTGCGGTCTACGAACTGATGGGTCCCTACGGCACCTACCCATTTTGGTGATGCGGCGATAGCTCGCTCAAGCCTGAATTCGTGGTTTCCACGCAGGATGACCTTTCGCCCTTTCCAGCCGCCCATTGCAGACTGAAGGCGTTCAAGAGCCGCATTCCCGGCATCAAGGTCGTCCTGATAACGCAGGCCCTCCAAATCAACCGACCCAGGCGCAGACCACGACGAGAGGCTTTCGAAGTCCCAATGGTCACCAAGGTGAACGACCACATCTGGATCGTAATCAGCAATGGCCTTCCCGATCCAGTCAAGGTGGTCTGTCGGAACTCCCGGTTTGATCTGGAGATCCGGAAGGATGAAATGTCGGCGTGGCTTGCTCATGCTGCCACCCATGCGAGGTGCTGGTAAAGGTAAATAGCGAGCTTGACTAAGCTATAGACTGCAAGCACTAGCCCAGCACCTAGGCCCATACAGATCACTGCCAAAGTCGTAAATGCGCCTGAGAAACCCATGTACTTAAACCCCTGTGGCGTCGTCAGTGCGGCGGAAGTCTTCCAACTCACGCGCGATGACTGTCATGGAATCGAGGAAGTTGTTCACCTCACCCTGTGGAATGTCTTCTGGCTTACGCTTGGCCTTAAGGATTTCATGCAGATAGCCCGAGGCGTTGAAGATCAGGGCGCAGAGGCTTTCCTCTAGGCCGGCCTCGGTCTTAACGCCGCGATGCTCCGACCACGCGTCCAGAAAGTGTCGGAAGGCGCTTTTCATGTAGGCATCGAGCGGAATCCCGCGCTGCCAGTTATCCGAATCACGCAGCGATCCATCGGGCTGCACACGATGTCGATGCATGTATTCGCCATAGCGGCGAAGGGTCAGCGGGCTCAAGAAACCATCGAAGTCAGGCTTGCCGGTGTCTGTGTCGCGGGTCGCACCGGTTTTGAATTGGCGAATCTCTGGCGTCTTACCCTGCATCGCAAAGGTATCAGCCGCCGTAATATAGATCGGGACCGGATTAATCGTCGCCCGGATCACTGGAAGTCATCCTCAGCAAGCGGCTCACTCGCTGCGATGTAGATCAGAATGCTGGCGAAGATTGCTAGGAAGATCACTCCGAACATGGCACAGTTCCTTCATGGGAATGTGCCTATTCAACCTCGCGCCCGTGTCACGCGACGGCCACTTTCTGGCACGGAATGTTAAGTGCCTCATGCCGCAATCGGTAGATTGTTCGCTTACTGCACTCGTAGCGTTCGCCCAGAGCTATGGCGCCATGCTCGCGGAAGTCGAAAAGGAACTGCGATCCCTCGGCAATGATCTTCTGTGTAGCCAAGTCAGCTAGTTCACCCACTACGCCCTCATATTGCCCGGGCCTCAGGCCAATCGCCTGCATGGTGGCAATGGTATCTTCCCGCCATTTCGCCAGCGCTTTGATCTTGTCGCGATTCTCCTTCATGACACTCCCCTGTTTCGTTACGCGGAAAGGTCTACAACGCGTTGCTTCCACACGAGCCGCTTGCTTCCCTTGGCCTGCGGTTTCTTCGTCCACCCATGCACTTCCACTCGCCAACCAGCGGCGAGCATGTTTGGGTAATGCTCCGATGCCTTGATCTTGGCGACGCGGGACGCTACGCCAGTTGTGGTCGTTTGTACGGCCAGCGTCTCTCCCTGGCGAATGGCAATGATGTCGATGCATCCGAACAGATCAACACGCTTCCGGGTGAAGCTATTCCAGTATTCGACTATCCAACAGTCGTATCCCCAACCACGCAGCGCGGCCAGTGAGTTTTGGGTGGGCGATGTCCCGGCCATTATCGGTAGCCTTTGACATATGCATCAAGGAACCGTTCAAAAGATCGACGATTTGATGTATTTGTCATGCAGCCATCCTCCGGGCAACCTGCTGCTCGCGAAGCATCATCCTCTTCTCTCGACGCCGCTTGTTCTTCGCCATGCTGGCATCGTGGCTTAGGTAGCAGCACCCCATCTTTCGCTCGATGCGAAGCTGTTGCAGCCTTGTCTCCTTCATTGCTGCAACGAGTTCGTCTTGCTCGACCGTGACCGTGTATTCGCCCACAATCTCCGATGACCAATACTTGCGAACCATGGCGGCACGGGCACCATCGGATGGGGCCATGAGGAAACCTTCATCGCCAGCGCACCAGATAAGCCAGACGCCGCCAGACTGCATGACGGCGATGGCCTTGGATGCGACGAGCGGTCCTGCATGATGTTCTAGGTGATGCAAAGTCATTTGACACCTTTGAGGGTAAGCACGCCTGCCGAGATAAGCAGGGCGTGGGTTAGGTTGACGGCTCGCGCATGCAATTCGCGGCGCTCAAGCTGGCTTAGTTCCTTGCCGTTGTCGCAAGCGTGATGGCAAGAGGGGCATAGAGCAGCGGTAAGCCATGGGGCGGACTTCTGGCCCATTCCGCGGTGCATGTTGGAATGGCTGACCTGCACGCCCCAGGCGTGGCAAAGAACGCAGGATTCCAGGGAGGCAACAGCGGCGTACCAGCGGCGCTCTATGGCGGTGCTCACGCAATCACCTCATTAGGGCTAGGTACGTAATACCCGCACTCAGCGGCCCGTCGCTGGATGAAATCGTAATATTCAGAAAACTCGGCGGTGGTCAGCTTTGAGCTACGGCGCTTCGGGACGCGGCGTTTCTGTCCCAGCACGTCAACCGTGTCCCAGCCAGCCCACTCACCGAGAAAGAACGTATGTAGGTCGTCGGCATCGTTTCCGGTGGCATCGGATAGGGCCTTGTAAGCGACTCCCCATAGTGCGGCATTTTGATCCATGGAACGGCGCTTGCGGAACTGGCATATCTCGACCCGCAATGCCTTCCCTGGCAATGCCGAGCTCAAGAAGGAAACCACGCGATCGATCATCGCTGCGCGGTTATCTGCCGGGATGGTGATCGTCGTGGCGGTCATGGTTACTTGCTCACGGAGTAGCTAAGAGACGTAACCTTGGCAATGCGCTCGCCAACCTCGTAGCCGCAAAACTCGCGAGCCCATTTCCGGCTGCTTGCGAAGGTAATTACCTTTCCCGTTTCAGCGTCGATTACCGCCCATTTCGGAAAGTCCTGCGCCTTGATCGTCGTGCCAGTCTTCATGTTCATCTGCGATCCTTTTTCAGTTGACGCGCCTTAACGCGCTTGTTGTGGTCGTCCATGGCGATGATTTCGTCCACGTTTACCCAGCCTGTTTCGTCCTGCGGCTTTCCGATGCTCCGTCCGTCCTGTGATGCGTATTTCAGTTTTGGCGAGAACTCGGCCAGTGAATCCATAAGCTCGGATGCGAAGGGGAAGTTTTCTCGGTTGCGTTGGGCTTGTACGGACTTCGCATCTATGTCAGCGCGAACCATGTCCTCTAGCCGCTTCATGCAAGGTCCCCAAACTTCATCGTCTCTGGCATCCACACGCAGCGAAGTACGCCGGTTGGGCCGTGACGGTTCTTCTCCACCGAAATGATGGCCTCATAGGGATCGGCGCTTTCGTCGTAGACCACTGGACGCAGCAGCGTCAGGACTTGATCCGCCTCTTTCTCGATTTCGGACGAATCGGACAGGTCTGCCATACCCGGCTGCTTGTCTTCGCGTGAGTCCACTTGACGGCCAACCTGGGCGAGTGCCACCACCGGAATGCCAAGATCGCGGGCGAGGTTCTTTAGGCCCCGAACAACCTCCCCTACCCGCTCGGCCTTGGACGAATTGCGACCGGGCGAACTGGCCTCAATGCGCTGGATGTAGTCCACGAACAGGACTTTGATGCCGAACTGCTGTTTCCACTTGCGGGCCATGCGCGACACGTCAGCGATACTCGGGGCGCTCCGGTCGTAGATTTGGCAGGTACGGGTAATCAGGCGACCAATCGACCATTCAAGCTTTCGCAGGTCGTCCACGCCGAACTGTCCGTTACGCATGCGCTCCGCTGGAACCTTGGAGTCGATGGACATCAGGCGGGCACCAATCTGCTGGACTGGCTGCTCCGCCGAGACGATCCCGCAAGGCACCTCGCCAGACAGCAGGAAGTTGAGCAGGAGGGCCGTCTTGCCCATCGCTGGGCGAGCCCCTACTACCACTAGGTCCGAGTCGTGCCAGCCACCCAGGATGCGATCCAGGCGGCTCAGGCCGGTACTGATGCCGGGCACCTTGCCGCCGAGTGCCTTGGCCCGTTGAGCGTCTTCGTAGGCCATCGTCATCGCCTGCCGAATGCCGAACTCGTTCCGAATCTCAACCTTCTGCATCGCCATCAGGTCAGCAATGCCCTTGTCCACTAACGCGACACCGCTGGCATCCGACGAATAGGCCATGTCCATCAGGTCGGCGGATTGGTCAATCACCTGACGAAGAACGGACTTCTCGCGGACGATCTGCGCGTATGCCGAGATATTGGCCGCGCTCGGGGTGTTGTTCGAAAGCTCGATGCAATAGGCACGGCCCCCGGTGACTTCGGACAGTCCTGCGCTTTCAAACCAGTCCGTCAGGGTTACCGAGTCACAGGGCTGGCCCCGAGCCGACAACTCCAGCATGGCCCGGTAGATCGCACGATGGGCGCTGGTGTAGAAGTCCGATTCTGCCAGCGTGGCCGACAGGGATTCGATCTTCTCGGGTCTCAGCATCAGGCCGCCAAGAACCGACTGTTCCGCGTCGATGGAGTGCGGGGATACGCGCAGACCGCTCATGCGGCGTCCCCGTAGTTCGTGGACGAGCCTTCGCCAAGCATCTTGCGCTTGCGGACAGTGGGAGCGGCAGCCGATGGCGTTGCCTTGCCCAGCCAGGTGTTTGCAAACTTAGCGATGCCCTTCCGGGTCTTGCCCCGCTCAGGGTTCGAAACAAGCCATGCCCGCATCTTCGCGAACTCGGTCGGCAGGTCTACCCGTGGGTAGGCCGCCCGGTAGCCGTCAAGGACATCAGCCGGGAAGACAAATTCGGTCCCGTCCTGGCACGGAAGTGATTGACCTTTTCCTGGCTCTAGAGATGGAGATGGAGATGGAGATGGAGATGGAGATGGAGATGGAGTGTTTCGTAACGGTTCCGAAACCGTTTCGGAGGAAATCTCTTTTTCACTCCAAAGAGCCTGAATTTCCTTCTTGAACGAGACCGTCGAAGGAATGCCATCGACCAGCCTGATGACCGCCTTTCGCATGTTCGGATTCTCAGGGCGATTCCATTCATGCCACTTGGAAATCCACAGCCAAAGAGTCGTCGGGTCACGGACGATGAAACCTGCGTCCGAAAGGGTTCCGAAACAGTTATGCAACCGTTCGGGAGTCCATGAAAGGTCGTCGCAGGCATAGGCGTCTGGAAGACGAAAAGCTCCTGCCAAGTTAGTGTGTGGAGAGGACAGTAGGTACAGGGCAAGAAGCTTTGCATCCCCGTCCAGGCCCCGGATCGTCTCGCTTGCCCAAAACGATGTGTGGACTTTCCCGTAATCACGCATTAGATCGACCCCATTTGATTTCTCGTGGGCCGTATATATCCACACCTATTTCCCACACGCCGAGACAGCAATCTGTGGATAACTTTTCTTGGCACTTCCCCATACCCCCGTTCCTTGCCGGATGTCCGGCACTATCTTTCTTTGCGATTGAAGTGACTTAGGCCGCCCTACTCCGGTACTCGGCGTTCTCCGCCTCAAGACGAGCCATCTTTTCCTCGGGCGATTCGCTGCGCTGGACAAGCTCCATGCCGCACGTAAAGGCCACCCATTGGGACCATGCCCAGTTGCCGCAGGCGTAGGCAAAGCGAACGGCCTTATCCGCAGGCATGTGGGCGTTGCCTTGGATGATCCGAGCAAGCTGCGACGACTCCATCCCGATATCTGCCGCAACGGTTCGCTGCGACTTTTGACCGTAACGAATAGCGAGCAATACCGCTTCGCCGGATGTCCTACAGAGAGCTACGAGATTCGCCGGAACACGGGTCGGGACCTTGGTGAAGCCTAGGAGTGCCATTTCGCGTTGCATTGCGGTGCCTTGTGTTGACGGTTGGGTTGTGGGCGAAATAAAGGCGCAGCACCAACGCTGCGCTCATTCAGAAAGGAGGTTTCCTTGATCGTCAAAAGCTTCTGGACGAAGCTCGTACCGAATTCGCAAAAAGTGGTTTTCGGGGATACGATCAGCAGCCCACTGGTAGATGGCTTGGCGGTTCTTCAGGCCAAGTGCAGCCCTGAGCTTCTCAACGGAACCAAAAAGATGAATGGCCTGGGCCTTCGTAATCATGGATGACATTCTCAGCCAACTGACAGCAAATGTCAATTCAATTACTGAAGATAAATGTAAGCTCCCTTACATGAGTACATTGGCTGAGCGGGCGCGCTACGCACGGAAACGGGTCGGATTAACGCAGGTGAAGGCGGCTGACGCCATCGGATGCCGGCGCGCAACTGTTGCGATGTGGGAGAACGGATCAACCAAGAATATCGAGGGATATCTGTTACAGGCCGCGAGGGCCTATCAGGTGAATCCGGATTGGCTCGATTCTGGCAAGGGTTCCGATGACTACCCGTGGGATGCAAGGGCGGTCCCAGTACGAGCCTTCTCCGTGGAGGCCGTGGAATCAGATGAAGAGTTCGACCCTTCCATCGAGGTGTGGGTCGAGGGGGTGGAAGTGGAAGTTTCCGGGGGAAATGGCCGAATTGTTCCCGAGTTCGTGCCAACGCAATACCGCCAGCGGTATACGCTCAAATGGTTTCAGGAAAAGGGCGCAAAACCTGACAACGTAAAGGTTATGCGGGTAAGGGGGCAAAGTATGGAGCGAACCCTGTTCGATAAGGACAAGATTGCTGTTGACCTAGCCAATACCAGAATCGTGAGCAATCACGTTTACGTGGTCATCATGGGCGATGAGGCCCGGGTAAAGCGCCTTTTTCGAACCGCCGACGGCAGGATTAGGATTGTTTCAGACAACGCCGACAAGACATTATTCCCCGACGAATTCGTGGAAGATGATGCTGCCGGCCTCATGGTTCTTGGCCGCGTTATAGACCGATCTGGTGGCGGCGGCCTCTAGGGGAGGAAGATGCTATGTGGATAAGGATTGCAGCTGTAACGGTGACGCTAGGGGCCTTGGCCGGATGCGCGGCCTCCCATAACACGGTAATGCCAGACGGACGCGCTGGGCTCTCGATCAACTGCTCCGGTGCGGCGATGAGCTGGAATCAATGCTATGAAAAGGCCGGCAAGGAGTGTCCGCATGGATACGATATAGTCAGTAAGGACGGCGACGTCGGCAATGGAATGATCGGAGCTTCCAATGCAGGACTTTTCGGTGCGTCTGGCAACAGCCGAGCCCTGCTTGTAGCGTGTAAGCCATGACTTGGTGGGAGTCCGTCCTTGCGGTCCTAAGCCTGCTATGGTTGTTTTATACGCTCTCTCACATATCCGAAAAGGCCGAACAGGCCGCAAAGGATGCAGCCATGCTTCGCTACAAGCTGGAAGAACTCACGACCTGGCTTGAACGCAATACTGAAGTCCAGATGACGCGCCAGAAAACTACCTTGTCGCGACTTCACTGGATTCGCGAACACCTGGGATGGCAACCACCGACAGATGACGATTCACTAGTTTAGGTATGCCAGGATTCCGCCAAAAGCCCGCCACCAGCGGGCTTTTCGCTGTCAATTTTATGTCAATAGACTGAGACTATCGGTCATCCGAATGTCAATCTGAAACTTCGATAGGTAAGTTGCTTGACATTTATTCTCAGTAGGCTGACAATAGTTCCATGGGCCGCCTAACCCGCCATTACCGGCGAGCGGCCAGGAGACAGCCATGAACGCAGTGCATCCCACCTTCAGTGACTCCCTCCGTGGTTTCCGCGCCACGGTCCCGGCCAGTCTGCCCAAGATCGCTCCGCCCACGAAGATCGAAGCGGCGTTGCGCAACGAGGCACGCCGTGAGAACGCCTACGAGCGCCTTGTGGAGACGGCAACAATCATCTTTGCCTCGATGTCGCTGGTAGACCAAGCCAGCCTCCACGCGTGCCTCCGTAGCGATCTGGCGGCGGTGGCTGCGTGTAAGGGAGGGACGGTATGAAGACGAACGAATGGCTGGCAAAGCATGAGTTTCTTCCGAACTCAAGGATTGTCCGGTATCGGGCGAAATGCGCTGACGGCATGACCCTTAGCTTGCAAGTTAGCGACGGTCATTACTGCTCACCAAGGGACGACGCTGGTCCGTGGAATGAGGTGGAAATTGGCTATCCGAGCCGGAAGCCGCCGAAGTCGATCATGCATTACATCGATGGTCTTGGCAGCGAGCCAACGAAAGCGGTGTACGGATATGTTCCCGTTAAATTGGTTGATCGGTGGATTGCTCGTCATGGCGGAATCGTCGGACCTCTCCTTCCCGAGTCCAACTCATGAGCAAATTATTCCGCTGCAAGATCGTCCGCGAAGTCTCCCCGGGCGTCATCCAATCCATGACCTTCATTGGTCCGTCCTATTTCGATATCCCGAACGGCTGGTCGATCCAGATGCGTCGGGTCCATGCCAATCCCAGGAGTGCCGCATGACCGCCAAGAAGACCAAGGAAGTTGCGTCCGTCGTGGCCTATAAGGGCTTCGACAAGAATTTTCAGTGCCGTGGCTACCAGTACGAGGTAGGCAAGGAGTATGTCCATAAGGGCCATGTGTCGCCTTGCAGTGGCGGATTCCATGCCTGCGAGAGTCCGCTCGCCGTTCTGTCCTATTACGGCGTAAATAGCGGCAATCGCTTCGCCCTGGTCGAGGTCGCTGGAAAAGTCGAACGCGAGCAGGATAAGCTTGCCAGTGAGCGCATTACGATCAAGGCCGAGATTGGCATCCCCGGCCTGATCAAGGCCGCAGTGGCGTGGACCCGCAAGGCGGCGTCCGCTCCGACGAGCGGCAACTCCGCCAACAGCGCGACGAGCGGCGACTCCGCCAACAGCGCGACGAGCGGCAACTCCGCCAACAGCGCGACGAGCGGCGACTACGCCCACAGCGCGACGAGCGGCAACTCCGCCAACAGCGCGACGAGCGGCTACTACGCCCACAGCGCGACGAGCGGCAACTCCGCCAACAGCGCGACGAGCGGCTACTCCGCCAACAGCGCGACGAGCGGCGACTCCGCCAACAGCGCGACGAGCGGCGACTACGCCCACAGCGCGACGAGCGGCTACTACGCCCACAGCGCGACGAGCGGCT